ACCTACTTTTGTCCGTCAGGCAGAAGAAAGGATATATAACACCGTACAAATACCATCGTTACGCAAAAACGTGACGGGTACGCTTACGGCTAGTAATAAGTATTTAAGCTGCCCCAATGATTACTTGTCTACGTTTTCAATGGCAGTTATTGAAGACTATGGTACAGCTAACGAGAACTACACATACTTACTTAACAAAGATGTTAACTTCATTCGTGAGGCGTATCCAAATCCCACGTCTACGGGTTTACCCCGATATTACGCTTTGTTTGGATCGCAGTATTCCAACGCCAACGAACTGTCTTTTATTCTAGGACCAACACCGGACGACAGCTACAACGTAGAGTTGCACTACTATTACTACCCTGTTTCTATTGTGCAAGGCGCTATTTCCAGCGGCACTGCTACTGGTGGTTCTAGCTACGTAAACGGGATTTATAGCAACGTACCGCTATCTGGTGGTCAAGGTTCTGGGGCAGTGGCAAATATTGTGGTAACTGGTAATGCGGTGACTAGCGTAAATATTAAGAACCAAGGTAATTTTTATACTGTTGGAGACGTTTTAACAGCGTCTTCTTCTTATATTGGCGGCTCTGGTACGGGCTTTTTATACACCGTTACTGCTGTAGACAATATCGCTGGTACGTCTTGGCTGGGTGATAACTACGACCCCTGCTTACTTTATGGTTCGTTACGTGAAGCCGTTATATTCCAAAAAGGCGAAGCCGATATGGTTGCCCTTTACGAGAAACAATTTCAAGATGCCATGGCACAGCTTAACCGTCTTGGTACAGGTCTTGAGCGTGGCGATGCTTACCGTGATGGGCAAGCTAAGATTAAGGTTAACCCATAATGCCAATATCACAGGGTTTATGTACCGTTTTCAAAAAGAACTGCTTAAGCGGTTTAGAGAACTTTGCTGCTGGCACACCGTATACATATAAGATTGCGCTTTATACCTCTTTTGCAAACCTAGACTACACAACGTTGGTTTATACAACGACTAACGAAATAAGTAGTACAGGGGGGTATACCGCTGGGGGTAATACGCTAACTCGCATAGTTCCAGCCACTGATGATCAAGTAGCTTATATATCGTTTCAAAACACTACTTGGAGCCCCGCTAGCTTTACTGCTAGAGGTGCCTTGATCTACAATAGCACTACGAATGCGGCAGTTGCGGTACTAGATTTTGGATCAGATAAAACGGCTACAAATACGTTTACTGTAACTTTCCCAACGGCGGATGCAGCAAACGCCATTATTAGATTGACTTAAGGAGTAATCATGCAAAAAGAATTAGCAAGTTGTGGCGACCATGCTGTAGCTACCCTACAAGCAAACGCTATTGGTAACGAGACTGTTGGTATGGAAGGTGTATACCACGTTGTCTGCCGTGATAAAGACGGTAACGTTAAATGGGAAGAGCAACTCCCTAATCTAGTCAATGCCGTAGGCAAACAGCTTATGCTGGACACTTTGTTAAAAGGCTCTTCATACACCGTGGTTGGTCCATTCTTAGGCTTGATTTCTGGTGCTAGCCCAACCTTTGCAGCGTCTGACACAATGACCTCGCATGGTGGCTGGACTGAGTTTACTAACTACACCGTTGGTGGCTCGGCTGTTCGTGGAACCGCTGTATTTGCTTCGGCAACCTCGACTGGTACAACCCCATCTAACGTAACGACTTCTGCTGCTGCGGCGATTACTTATACGATTACAGGCGCAGGCGGTACGGTTGGTGGATGTTTCTTGGTTACTGGATCAGGCGCTTCTTCAACACAAGGCAATACGTCTGGTACTTTATATAGCGCTGGTGCGTTTACGACCGCTAAGATTACAACCGCTGGTGATACTGTTTCTGTAACTTATAGTACTACCGCTACTTCATAAGGAGCTTAAATGGCTCTGGTTTTAGCTGATCGCGTCCAAGAGACGACGACATCAACAGGTACAGGCTCGGTTACTCTAGCAGGCGCAGTAATCGGGTATCAATCCTTTGCTGTTATTGGTAACGGCAATACAACCTACTACACCATCGCCGATCAAGGCGGAGCAAACTGGGAAGTAGGTATTGGTACCTATAGCACTACTGGGCCGACTCTTGCTCGTACTACTGTTCTATCGTCTAGTAATAGCGGTAGCTTGGTGCCGTTTACGGCTGGTACTAAAACCGTATTTGTTACTTATCCTTCTTCGCAATCTGTATATGAAGATGCCTCTGGTAACGTATCGCCACTAGGCACTATTGCTTCTGGTGTATGGCAGGGAACTACGATTGGCGTGGCTTATGGTGGCACAGGCGTAACAGCTTCTTCTGGTGCTAACTCTGTTGTATTAAGAGACTCTAGTCAAAACATAACGGTTAACCGGGTTAATCAAGCTAATACAACTACTACAGCCGCTGGTGGAACCACCGCACTAACAGCCGCTTCAAGCTATATCCAGACTCTTGTGGGTACTGGAGGGCAGACATATACACTGCCTGATGCTACTACGCTAACGACTGGGGTAGCGTTTTTATTTAACAATCTTGCTACAGGCACTCTAACAATTCAAGATTACGCTGCTGCAACAATTGGCACTATTGCCACTGGTGGGGCGGGAGCAGTATTTTTAACAAATAACGCCACTACTGGCGGTACATGGGACTTGCATGCCTATCTTCCTGAAGGCGTTACTTGGGGCACCAATGCGCTTAATATGGGTTCTACGGTTGTTACTGGGGGCACATGGCAAGGCGGTACAGTCCAGCCTGCTTATGGTGGTACGGGATTAACGACATTTACTGGCGCTAATAATGCGCTCTATTCAACAGGATCTACTACATTAACTGCTGGTACTTTGCCTGTAGCTGCTGGCGGTACTGGGGTTACAACTTCTACTGGTACGGGTTCTGTTGTATTAAGCAACTCGCCAACTCTAGTTACTCCAGCTTTAGGCACACCCTCTTCGGCTACTTTAACTAATGCTACTGGTCTGCCAATCTCTACTGGCGTGTCTGGTTTAGGTTCTGGCGTTGCTACATTTTTAGGTACACCAAGCTCTGCTAATTTAGCCGCTGCGGTAACGGACGAGACAGGCTCTGGTTCTTTAGTATTTGCCACAAGCCCAACCCTTGTAACGCCAGCATTAGGAACCCCGTCTTCAGCAACACTTACTAACGCTACTGGTTTACCACTATCTACTGGTGTAACAGGCACACTGCCAATCGGCAACGGCGGTACAGGGCAAACCACAGCAGGTGCAGCGTTTAATGCGCTAAGTCCAATTACTACTACGGGCGACTTGATTGTCGGTAACGGCACAAATAGTGCAACTCGCCTTGGTATTGGTTCAACAGGTCAAGTATTAACAGTTAGTGGTGGAACAACTGTATGGTCAACACCATCATCGGGCGCTGGCACGATTACACGCACGGACTTTACGGCAACTGCTGGGCAGACTGTATTTAGCGTCACATACTCGGTTGGCTTAATTGATGTATACCGCAACGGTGTTAAGTTAGCCACAGCCGACTTTACTGCTACGAACGGCACATCATTTACATTAGCTACTGCCGCTAACGCTGGCGATATAGTCCAAGCAGAAGTATTTAGTGCGCTTAATCTGTACAGTAGTATGACGGCTGATACCTTTAGTGGTAATGGTTCACAAACAGCCTTTACGATGTCGGTATCCCCAGCTAGCGCTGCATCTGTATTGGTAGTTATTTCTGGTGTTACCCAAGAGCCATCAACATATACAGTAGCTGGTACAACCTTAACATTTAGTCCAGCCCCACCAACAGGAACTAATAACATTTCTGTTCGGTATTTGGGCGTACCATCAGCTACAACAGTCGCTTCGTTTAGTGGTGGCACCACAGGCTTAACCCCAGCAACCGCTACTACAGGTGCTGTTACTCTTGCAGGCATATTAAACGTAGCTAACGGCGGTACTGGTCAATCATCCCCCGGAACAGCAGGCAACGTCTTAACATCAGATGGAACAAACTGGATATCAAGCCCTTCTTCTGGCGCTGTTGCTAACGGCACGATGTACGAGAACAGCCTAGTTATTAGTTCAAATTACACTTTAACTGCTGGCAAAAACGCATTTAGTGTTGGGCAGCTTAAATACTTATTACTAGCCGTAAGAGTACCTGTCACGTTTTTACGTAACGATGGGATTTGTACGGTGTTATATACCCGCTCCTCTGCCTGACGGACAAAAGTAGCG